TCTACACAAGTGCCTCTTCCAGAAGGTGCAAAAGTTTTAGTTTATTCTAGAGGTAGTGTTCCAGCTACAACTTTAGCAATGATGGAAAAAGGATTTACAGAAGTAACTGCAGCTAGTAAAACAACATACACAGCAGTTGCTGGAGATCAAATCGGTGTTGATACTGTTGCTAACATTGTAACAATTACACTTCCCGCATCACCTGCACAAGGTGATGAAGTAACTATTATGGATGTGTCTGCATCTAATGGTTTTGGAACTAATAAATGTATAGTTGCAAGAAATGGATCAAATATTCAAGGTGGTACATCTGATTTAGATTTAACTGCAAACAATCAATGTGTAACGTTAATCTTTACAACTGCCACAAAGGGTTGGCAAATAAAAACTAATAGTACATCATAGGAGTAAAGCATGCTTACTAAAATTAAGTTTGCTCCTGGTATTGACAAACAAGATACTGCTGTTGGAGCAGAGGGTCGTTGGATTGATTCTGATAATGTAAGATTTAGATATGGTCTTCCTGAAAAAGTAGGTGGCTGGCAATCATTACTTAATGATTCTATTGTTGGTGTTGCTAGAAAACAACATGCTTTTGTAGACACTGAGGGTAATAGATATGTTGCACTTGGTACAGATAAATTTTTATTATTATACTTTGAAGGTCAACTTTTTGACATAACACCTTTTAGATGTAACAATGCAGGAGTTGTAGATAGTTTTACAAGTTCAACATTAGCAACAAATAGTACATCGGTTAAAACTTGCACAATTACAACAAGCACAGATCACGATTTATCTGTGGGAGATATCATAGAATTATCATCAGTAACTTTACCAAGTGGCACAGGATTAAATGCAAGTGATTTTGAAGATAAATTATTTCAAGTATTAAGCGTACCTACCCCTACAACATTTACAATTAATTCTTTAAATCAAGCATCTGCAGTTATATCAACAGGTGGTAGTATGACTGTCAAAGTTTATCAACCAGTTGGTCCTGCAGAACAATCTTATGGTTATGGTTTTGGTATTGGAAACTATGGTGGTACAATTACTGGTGCTTTGACAACAACTCTTAATGGAGCGTTGCTCGCGGATACAGCTGGCACAGGTGGATCGGGGACAGCAATAACTTTAACATCAACAACTGGTTTTCCAACAACAGGCACAATAGCTGTCGGTAATGAATTAATTACATATACAGGTATATCTGGGTCTGACATAACAGGTATCACTAGAGGAGCGTTAGGTACAGCAACATTTGGTACATCAAATGGACAAGCTCACAGCGATGGTGCAACAGTTACAAACGCTACAAACTTTTCTGGATTTGGTAGCGCAGTTGAAGCATCATCGGTAACACTAGAACCAGGACTTTGGTCATTAAGTAATTTTGGAGAAGTATTAGTTGCAACTATTGCAAATGGTAAAACATTTACATGGAACGCAGGAATAACCGCTAGACTTACAACAAGAGCTTCTATGTTAACTTCAGGATTTGAAACAAAAATAGATGCTGCAACAGATAGTGGTAATCCTACAGCCACTAGAGTTACACTTATATCACCAACAACAAGACACTTAATTCACCTAGGCACAGAAGTAACTATAGGAAGTCCGGATACACAAAACGATATGTTTATAAGATTTTCTGAAGATGAAAATATAAATAAATATACACCACAAGCAACTAACACTGCAGGCACACAAAGATTACAAGATGGCACAAAAATTATGGGTGGCCTAGTTGCAAAAGAAAATATTCTAATTTGGACAGACAATGCTTTGTATACAATGAAATTTGTTGGAGCTCCTTTTACATTTGGTTTTGAACAAGTTGGTACAAACTGTGGATTGATTGGTAAAAACGCAGCAATAGAAATTGATGGTGTTGCATACTGGATGGGTAACAATGGATTCTTTTCTTTTGATGGTACAGTTAATACTTTACCATGTAGTGTTGAAGATTTTGTTTATGATGATTGTAATACTACAAAAGGTCAACAAATAAATGCAGGTATTAATAATTTATTTACAGAAGTAATTTGGTGGTATCCAACTCAAAATGCAGATTTTAATGATAGATATGTTATCTATAATTATGGTCAAGACAATGCAAGATTACCTATGGGTAATTGGTATACAGGCACAAATACTAATTCAATTAGAACAAGTTGGATTGACTCATTAGTATATCCTAAACCATATGCTACAGCTTACAATAGTTCTAATACAGGAACATTTCCATCAATTATTGGTGAAACAGGTTTAGGTCAAACTGTATTTTTTGAACATGAAATAGGGACCGATCAAGTTAATCCTGATGGTAGTGTTACTACTTTAACTTCTTTTATCAAATCATTTAGTTTTTCTTTACAAAAAGATCAAGCAGAGGTATTTCTAGCCATGAGAAGATTTTTACCAAACTTTAAAGTTTTAACAGGTAACAATCAAATTACATTAGCTATAAAAGATTTTCCATCTGACGATGATGCACAAACTTCATTGAGTCCTTTTACAATTACATCTAGTACAACTAAAGTTGATACTCGTGCAAGGGGACGATATGCAAATATAAAAATAGAAAATACTGGTGTAGGTGAGTCATGGAGATTTGGTACATTTCAAGTAGATTTACAACCTGATGGAAGGAGAGGATAATGACAAAAGTAGTAGTAAGATTACCAGAACCTAAAAAAGAATATAGTGAAGATAACCAAAGACAAATAAATAGAGCTTTGACTACAATTATAGAACAATTAAACTCAACATATTTGACACAACAAAAAGAGGACCAAGAGCGATTTACTTGGTTAGGATTAGGTTAATGGCAAATATATATAAAAACGAAAAAAAAAGTTTAACAAATACAGATCTAACAACTTTATACACAGTACCAGGTAACTCTCGTGCTATTGTTAAATCTATTTTAGCAGCTGAAGATGCAGCAGGTTCAGCTGTAATTAAAGTTACTTTAGTTGATGCTAGCTCTAATATTTTTGTAGTAGATAACCAAGTTAGTTTATCTGCTAATGAAAAAGAACAAGTTTTAACTGAGCCTTTAATTATGATGGAAAGCGAAATATTAAAGGTGCAAGCAAGTAGTGGTGCGGTTGATGTAATTGCATCAGTATTAGAAATTAACAGGGAGGATAGATAATGCCTTTTATCGAAACAGAAGCTTCTGTTAGGTATGAAGTAATAGATGGCAAAAGAGTGCCAGTAATTACACCTAAAACAGAGGTAACTTTAACAAATACAGTAACAGGTCAAGAGTACATGTCAGATGCTGAAGCTCTGGCTGATGTGCAAAATCCTAATACAGAGACTAAATCTGAGCATATTAGAAGGGACGTTAATGTTACCGTAGAGGAGATAAAAATTGGTGCAGGAACAAAGTTATAGGATCGTTGACGTATGCCTAAAAACCTTGTAAATTGTGAGACACTCGCCTTTTTACAAGCTTTGCGAACTTGCTTCAATATTGACAATATAAAGAGAAACTATGGGATTTTTAAAAAAAATAACAAGACCTATTTCAAGAGTACTAGATAAGATAGTACCTAATGAAATCAAACCAGCATTACCATTCTTAGCTGCAGCCGCACCATTTATGGCTCCAGGTATTATGGGTATTGGTGGTAATACGATGTTATCTAGAGCATTAATATCCGGTAGTTTAAATTTAGGTGGACAACTAGCACAAGAAGGAAGTGAAGGAGACTTTAGTGCATTATCATTAGCACTTGCTTCTGGTATTGGTGCACTATCTGCGCCAGGCGCAGGAGAATCACTAAGAGGAGCAAGGTTTGGTGAAAAAGGTACTGGTTTCATACAAAGATCTCCAATGGGACCTACTGATATTCCTTATCAATCTAGTTTTATAGATCAATCAGGAATTACAGGATTACAAAAAGCTGCTAATATTGGTTTAGAAGGTTTAGCAAAAGGAGCTGATACGATATCAGGTTTATCTGAAGGTTTAGCAGCAGATGGTTTATTTAGTAAAGCAGGAGCTAAAGCAGCAATGATACCTATAACTCAAGGAACAACAGATTTAGCAATAGCAGAAAATAGAAGATTAGAAAAACAACTCGCTATAGACGAAGCACTTGCAGCAGCAGAAGGATTAGCAGACGATGCAGCATCAGCAAGTGCAATTAGAAATGCAATGATAGCATATGGATTTTTTACTGATCAAGAAATTGAAGACACAATTGCATCAGCAGGATATAGAGCTGGTGGTAGAGTAAGATTACAAGACGGTGGTGGTCCAGATTTTGGTGGTATACCTGCAGCTATGCAAAACATAAAAGAAGATGAAGAAGAAATGATTACAATTATGACAGAACAAGGTCCTGTTCAAATTAAAAAATCAATTTATGAATCTATGCCAGCGATGTTTATGGATACAACTACAAGTGCGTACGGTGATGCTGCTGAAGAAGGTAGACCAGTTCCAGAATTTAAAAAAGGTGGTTTAATGGATCTTGGTGGTAAAGAAATGGATTTAAGAAAAGGTGGTTTTGTGCCAATAGGTAAAAAAGAAAAAGCAGATGATGTACCTGCAAGACTTTCTAAAAATGAATTTGTAATGACTGCTGATGCAGTTAGAGCAGCGGGTGGTGGTAGTGTAAATAAAGGAGCAAAAAGAATGTATAATTTAATGAATAACTTGGAGGCAAGAGTTTAATGGCTGAAACAACTACAATAACAAGACCATCACCGATAATAGAAGGTTCGCTTACCGCCTTTCTTAAATCAATTGACAAATTAGGAGCTGGTGCAGTACCTACAGGTTTTGCTGGTATTGACACAAGTAAGTTTGCACCAAAAATTGCAGCAGAGTCACAACTACAACAAGATGCGAGGACCGCGGCTGCTGGATTAGATTCATTAGTAGGACCACAGGCTTACCAACAGTTTATGTCACCTTACCAACAAGAGGTGATCGATACAACTTTATCAGAATTTGATAGACAACAGGCAATTGCAGATACAGCAAGACGTGATCAAGCAATTGCAGCTGGAGCTTTTGGTGGTGGTAGAGAAGGTGTACTTGCAGCAGAAGCAGCAAGAGGTGCAGCACAAAGTAGAGCAGGATTACAGGCACAACTATTAGCACAAGGTTTTCAACAAGCACAAGCAGCGGCAGCACAAGATTTAGCTGCAAGACAAGGTTTAGGACAATTTCAAACTCAACTAGGTCAAGCTGGTCAAGCACAACAGCAAGCAATACTTGATGCAGCAGCAGCGGCTGAAAGAGAAGCACAGTTCCAACCATTCACACAATTAGGATTGATTGGACAACAACTTGCACAAATTCAACCAGGAGCATTCCCGACACAAACAGTCGGATATGCACCGCCGGCACCACCAGCAAGTCCACTAGCCACAGCTCTCGGTGTGGGTACAGGTATTGCAAGTATCGGTTCTAAATTAGGAATCTTTGGCTAATGAGCAGAATATTAAGACGACCAATGTTTAGAGGTGGCCCGGTC